TATATTCTTTTTTATCTATATTGAACTTCATATTAAAACCCCCATCCTTCTTTGTTATCTCCACCTCCCTTAAACCATGAATATCTATCTGATTTTTCATTTAACTCTTGTAGGAAAGTAGAATTTAATTGATCTACAACTGATCGTAATGCTTTATTTATTTGTTGTTGCGTTGATTGATCGTATTCGGTTTTTGGTTCAGGTATTCTTACTACTATTTTTGCCATTAGAAACTACCCATTGTGTCTGATCCACCTTTATCATCTGGATCATTTCCTCTACCTCTACCTTCTCCCTCCATAAAATTTTTATCTTGTTTAAAATCAGATTGATAACCACCTTTATCCAATCTTTCATTTTCTTGTCTAATACGTTCAACTTCCGCTCGTTGTGCTCTTTCTATTTCAGCTTCTCGTTTAGCTTTTCTCTCTGCCTCTTCTTTAGCTTTTTTCTCAGCCGCTAATTTTTGTTCGTAGACAGTTTGATTTTGAATAGCCTTTGCTCTTTGTTTATCTAAACTAAATTCAGAAGAAAGTGACGGAGGAAAAGATGCACCATATATACTAGGAATACCATAAGCGTCAGCTTCATAATCAAAAGCACCTGTTTGAGTATTTACTTCTCCTTTTACATTTCTACCATCAAAAGTTTTTAACAAACCAGATGCATCCGTATAAACTCTGGTAGGAACACCATCTATTAAAACCATTCTTTCAGATGCCGGATCTAAATTACCAAATCTGCCTGTTCTTGGTCCACCACCACCTTCACGTTGTTGATTCATAGGTGCCATAGGTCCAAGTGGTATTCTTACATCTTCTGTTGTATCTAATAAAGATTCTAATCCCTCTCTTTCAGCTGTTGTTGGAACATCAATAAATCCACCAATATCAGATACGTCAGGTAGATCTGAAGATAAATATTCTAAATACCTTCTATATAAAGGATTCATGTTTTCATTCATAAATGATTGATAATAATTATTATAAAAATTGCTTCTAGACATTATCTTTTCCCATCTGGTTGTATATCTAATCTAAACGTACCAAAACGCCAAGATTCGTTTACAGCGTCATTTTCTATTTTGACGTTTACAAAACGACCTCTTGCTCTTGTATCTTTTTTATCAGTTGATGAAGTGATTGTAAAGGGGCTAAGACCGCTAGAACTGTCAGATTGTTGCGGATATCTTTTAATTCCTAGGGTAACTTTAGCATTACCCAATATTGTTTCAAAGTCAGGCACAAAACGTCTTACAGCAACAAATACTTCGCCTACTATACCGAGTGACATCGGTTGATTGGATAATGGACTTTGTCTTTGTTGAAGATCAAAATCAAATGATTTTATAAATGATGTAATGGTTGTTACAGTTCCTGTTTCATCAACTTGATCTGTTCCTACTTCATGCTCAAATAATTGTGTTTTACCCAATCCAGACTCACCCACTACAGTAGGAAAAGTCCCTGTCCCTGCACTTGTAAATTTAGTTCCAAATGGTTTAGGATATACTTCTGCATCAATCCAAGATGTTCTTGCCTCTGTTCCTGTATACCAAACTTTTTCAGCATAATTATATGTTACGTATTTATCATTGTGATCAGATCCAGATGCAGGATACCACCAAGTTATTTCTGTATATAAATTATTTATACCTGCACAAATTTGTTGACCCTTTGTCGTATCAATATTATCGTATACATGATCCTCGACGCTACAAGGTAGAGATCTAACTGTACCATCAAAAGCAAAAAATCCTTTTGGAGACATCCAAAAAGCTACACCATCAATTTCTATAACTGCATTTTTACCTATCAATCCACAATTAGTTCCCACTTGTTCAAAGCCAAAAGTAAATGGTGCACCTACATGTCTCATAACGTAAAGAGCGTTATCTGTCCAAACCAACATAGATTCTTTTGCTCTTATGGCTGCCATTATCTTTGTTCCATCTTGTAATCTTTGATTGCCAGCTGTATTTGTAGAAGTAGGTAGATAAGTGTTGATGTCTTCTTGATCAGAAAAAACTACAGCCATATTATCTTGTTCATTTGGCGGTGCACCTACAGGTGTAGGTATAATACTTCCAAAATGAACTAAGTGTCTTGTTGTCGGTGATACCATTGTAAATCTTGATATGGCTGGATTGTTTGTTGTTGCAAAACCTGATGTAGATATAGATGCTCTAACTGATGTAGGAGTATTTGCACCTGCATTCCAAGTAAACGTAGATCCATTTGCAACAGTTGCAATTAACACTTGACCAAAGTTATCAAGACTCCAGAGGCCTGGTTCTAGAATAACGTCACTTGATGTTTTAGCTGTGCCCCAAGTGCTAGCACCCCACGTGCCTATACCCCAACCATAACCTTGTGTTTGAGTTTGCGGACCTATTTTTGCATATGGTGTAACGGTGACACTGCCTCCTGGACCAGCGTTACCTGAAGCGTTACTACTTTGTGTTATTTTAAAATTGTTTGCATCTACAACAGTTGTTACTTGAAATAATTTGTCATCAAAATCAGATGCAGAAAAACCTGTACCACTTGGTAAAGTTGTTGAAGACAAAGAAATTATATCACCTTCTTCTACTCCATGATTAGAAGAGGTTAAAGTAACTAAAGGTGAACCAGAAACAGTTGTAATAGTTGTTGAGCCTAAAGCTCCAATTAAAGGTGTAATATCAAAAAGTTCACCATCATAATAAATAAATAAAAATTTATCTGTACCGATTGCAACGTATCTTTTACCTGTTAAATCAACGAAAGCATGCATTGCTCTTGCAACGCCTACAATAGATTTTTTTATTGGAGATTGCCAACCACCTACTTTTTCAGGTAGACCATATCTAAATCTGACGTTGTCGGAATCTATCCATCTATTTTCTGCACCAGCAGTTGTATTCTGTTTGTCTATGCCTGGTCGTATTTTAAAGTCAACAAGAGCCATCTTGTAAGCTCCTTACGCTGTATTTGTTTTAAATGCCCAACCTCTTGTAGCATCTACATAAACTAAAGTAATTGCTTGGCCATTCGTACTTAAAACTAAGTTTGATGTTCCTGAATTTATAGGTTGACTATTTCTATCTATAGTTAAATTATTTGAATTAAAAGTTCCTCTTGCATCAATAAAAGTAACTTCATCTCCTACAGCTGGAGAAGCTGGTAGTGTGATTGTAAATGCTGAACTTGTTGTGTTTGCAAAAATTTGATCACCTGCAACTGCAGTGTATGCACCTGTTGCTGTATGATATCCTTTTGTAATAGGTCCCGAACTTATATTTGAACCATCTGAATACAATACTATCTTTGCACCTATTGGAACAGTAACACCTGTGCCTGATACAGTTTTCACAGTTAGTGTATATTGAGAAGAGGATCTTGATGTTGCATCTTCTATTATAAATACTCTTTCAGCAGAATCTGGCATGGTAACTGTTCTATTAGCTGTTAAAGTACCGGTTAATTTATAGTATAAATTTTTACCGTTAGATGTTGAAAAGTTAGTTAAAGCTAAAGCTACATCTCCAGATCCAACTGCTAAAGATAAATATCCTGATGCTGCTTGTTCTAATATCTGTAGATTTGTATTTGTAATTGATCCCCATGTACCAGACTTTTCACCTGTTGTTATGAGTTCTAGTTTTAGGTCACTTGATGTACTTGATGCCATATTATTCTCCTTATATTACATATTATATTAATTTTCAACAGAATCAAGGTTTTGGTGGCACTGGTAAAGGATCTATTTCAACCCAAGTTCCTGTTGCTCCCGTTGTTATTGGTGTCCATGTCTGTGAAGCACCTGGATCTATATCAGCCCATGCTCTTATAGATACCTGACCTGTTGATAAATTTACTCTACTTCCTGTTGGTGATACGTTTGCATCTGCAATAATTGTTACAGTTCCTGTAGAAATATTACTTCTATTACCTGTAACATCAACGTCTGCATTTCCAGTTACAGTTACATTACCAATGTTAATATTTAATCTGTTTCCAGTAACATTGACAATTGCATTACCTACAACAGTTACACTGCTGTTACCTATATTAATCCTGTTGCCTGTTACATTGATAGCTGCGTTTGCATTTACAACTACGTTACCAACTGCAATATTAAATCTATTGCCTGTAACATTGACTACAGCATTTTGAGGTACTGTGTTACCACCGAATGTGGTTACTGCAAAAGGAGTTCCACCAAAAAACATGGTTACGCTCCTGGATCGATAATGTTATTGCCTTCTATCTTGGCCCATTCTTGAATTTCTTGATAATCTATATTTGCTTCATCTAGCGGAACTAAAGATACAATATCATTCTTTATTCTTTTGTAACAACAAAATTGATTGTCTTCTGGATTATATATTTTTTCTACTGATGTAATAAATTCCATAATTATAACTCCGCACTAAAATTGTATGCTGCATATCTCGGATGATTATCTGCACTTCCAGACATAGAAAAACGAACAGATGTATTTGAACTGTTATTCATGCTGGTGTTACCAATTTCATTGGTGCTTGTAGCTGTAAATGTTGGCGTTGCTCTCATTGGAACTGGTAATGTTTTGTGCACACCTCGTGAGCTATCACTAACTCTTACTACAGTAATATCTAAAAATGCTGTATCTTGATAATAATATCTTAAACATCTTCTTAAATTCACATCATGTGGCAAGAACTCAAAGTCGCTGGCTTGCGAGCCTGTCTC